GGGGCTGATATAACAATGGCAATTTATAACTTCTTCAGGTGGAGCACCTGCCTCTCCGGGGTATTGCAAACCGTTTGAAAATACACCGTCTGCGTCTTGAATTTCCATATTTACGTCAGCGTGTGAATCACGAGTATTAATCATTCTGGCTATCCATTGTTTCTGCATCTCTATACCCATTGCTTCGGCTTCATGTATACCCATCATTCTGGCTTCGGTCTGAACCCGTGTTCTTTCAGTTTGAGCAATTCTCTTAGCTTGCCACGTCTTCATGTCTGAAACTTTTTGTATACGCTTTATCAATTCGCGCTGAGATTCGCCCAAGATAGTTCCCTCTATGAAAGAATTTAACAATTTTTGTACTAATTCAGGATCTTGCCCTATTTTATTCAAAGCAATTTTTGTAAATGGTTTTTGAGTTTGTCTTGTTAAAATAGTAATTTGGTTTTTATCATATTGTGTAAAATTAAAATCTAACCCAGCTTGACGATTTATTGAATAAGTGGTATAATCATAATTAAGTCCATAAGTTCCGGTTAATTCACCCTGAATGATCTGCGCCGCAGTTTGACCCGCTATATTTATTTCACGAGCAATATTTTCAGCGACTTGATTAGTACGCATTACCTCACGAGCATATGCTTTTAACTTTAAATCTTTTTCTTCTGGAGTCAAATAAGCATATTTTTGCATATCTATCTCGGATTTTAAAGTTGACAACTTTTCAATTGCCTTTTGGTTATTTGCGACAGCGGTTTTATAAGCCTCTTTATAAGTATTCTCTATTTGTTTAGTTAAATCGCGCATTCGCTGATCAGTAAGAGTTACCCCTAAGTCCGCCACGGCTTTTTCCCTCTTTTTATATTCGCTTTTGGTTCGGTTTTCTTTAATTTTTCTAAATGTCTAACTACTCTCGCGAGTGCTGCTCCTTCTGCTTTTAAATCAGCCATTATTTATTTCCTCCAGTCAATTGTAAAATGTTTCGTATGTCATCTAACCCTGAAATGGGGTCATCGTCTGGTGGTTCATTCGGTGCCCCTATAGCTTCTAATTCTATTCGTTTAAGCAGAGGAGCCTGGTCTGCGTCAGTAATAAGAGGGCACAATTGAATTGCCATTTCTCTGTCTATATACCCGTCAGAGAGCATTGTAGAAATATTATTTACTGTTTCGGTATCGTTCGTTATTGTGCGGCGTTTAAATTTGACTTCTACCTCTGGCAAACCGATAAGAGACAGAATGTTTTGAACGAAATCCGCAACTTGCCATTCAAATATATCAGTTTTAAGGTCAAAGTCGGTTTTGGCTACATTTATCGCAACGTTTGTTAATCCGCCGCCTTGTATACTTTTTAAGTTGAGAACCATACAATCATTGTACATAGAATCCTCTAAAAGTTTTAAGGCATACTGTTTTGCGTTGAATGGTATTTCTACATCGAACATTTGAGCCGTTGCGTCGTTCTGATCGACTGTGACCCGCCAGTTTTCTATCTCTGCAACGAGCTGTTTTGCGTCTTCACCACCGAAATTCTTAACCGCCCAGTATATACCCTCTGTTATAGTAATTCCATCCGCAAGATCAGATGCGATAAAATCGTAAGCGTCAATCATGCTTTTTAATCCGTCAGTAAATTCCGATTTCTTCAATTCATTCGCATAAAGAGGGAATATTGGTAATACCTCATAACTGTTTTCTGATAACACTTGTGTTGTTAAACAGTCGGAATAGATTCGACTTTTGTAACGAATAAGTTTAGTGTCCGGCATAATGATGAGCTCGTCGTTTTCGTCAGTTATATATTGAGTCATGCCCTCCACTTCGTAAAGTTCAACATTTAGAGGTTTGTCCTCATCTAACTGCCAGAATCGAATACCCACCATAGGGATTGAGGTACGTTCGTCCAAGAGGGTAAAAAATTCTGTTGCACGAAAATGAATTAATCTGTTTACATTCCAAAAACCCCAGTTCACGCCGTCCACAAGTGTATTTATGCCCATCGTTTGTAAATCTTTATCGAACCGCGGCCCCAGTCGCTTTTTTATCGCATCGTTTAAAGTGATGCCATTACCCAACAAATATTGAGCAATCTGTTTGCAAAATTTTGGGAAAAACCCGGAACAGAGTTTATGAAAAACGATTTTCGAATTCACTTGCCCTCTGCGCTGTAAATAGTTCATACGTTGCAAAATTGCTACGTTTTCACGGGCATAATATTTCTGCGCCATTGCTGCGCGTTCATATGTTTCACTTTCTTGATATTCTTCAATCGCTGAAAGTATAAGTTCTTCTTTTTTAGTACCTTCCTCTATTGCTTTAAGAAAGTCTTGATAACTTAACACGTTTTCACCTCTAATCGTTTAATCGTTTAAATTTGATAGTTGCGATTTTCGTCGTTTTCACGAAATACCGGAAACTATCCATGAAGTGGTCGTTTTCTTTAACCGGTTTGTCTTCCGTCGCGTCGCGATCCCATTGATATAAGCCGAATTCTGCAAGACTTTTTTCGCATGATTCGTTGAACATAACAAGTCCTGTTTTCAAAGCCGTCGCACATTCGCTTATTCCATCGATAACGGAATTGTCAGCTTCCTTGACCGAAAATTTACCTTTTCGGCGGATTAATGTTATAAAACTCGTTGCAGAAGGATCTATGATTACATTTTGTATTAATAACTCTCCGACGAATTTAACGAATTCATCATAATATTCTCCATCGGTTTTTTGGTTGTTGCTATCTCTGCCACTGTGGTAATATTCTTTGACGAGATAATAAACGCCGTTTGACAGTCCCCAGAGCGAAAATACGCACGGATTCTGTATACCATAATCAATACTCACCCAATACTTCTCGTACGGTCTAGGCGTGTCAGGAACGTTGTGAAACGATAAGTTATACATAGGGTAGATCAATCCTTCAGCTATGACCCACAGCCCTAAAATGAATCGATCATAAAATACGCCGGAATATTCTTTTTTGATGTTTTCTATGTATGTAGGATCGAGAAATATATTGTCGTCAATAACGAAATGCCAATTTACTTGATCGATTTTATAGTTGTCGATTATATCTTTTTTCACATAATGATTCGGATTATCCGGATTCGTCGTCGCGTATAACTTCGCGTTCGGTAAACTCAGTCTTGATAATAGCATCTTATAGAAGTCTTCAGGAATCTGCGTTAATTCGTCGATGTACGCCCCGCCAAGCGTCATACCGCGAATTTTACTTTCAGCGCGTTCGTCATTCGCACCTTCAAGATATATTTTGCGACCGTATAAGATACCTTCTTTTTTTGATAATGTGTATTCAAAATCATTACCTACTAAATTTTGTAATAGTCCAAAGCAATTTCGTTTTAAAGATGTTAAAGTTCTGCCTACCATTAGAAATTCATAATTATCAGGGCTATCTGCAACGGTCATAGCGAATTTTAAAAGACTTACCCATGTTTTACCCGAACGAACAGAACCGGATAGAATATTAATTCTTTTATCAATTGCTAATAAAAATTCTTGCTGTTTATCGCTCCATATTTTTCCTGACATCTTTAAGCACCTCTAAAACCTTTGGCATGATACCGCCGTTAATGCTTTGTTCAATATTTATTGCGTTATCCTTCCATCCAAGTTGTTTTAAACTAAAAACAACTGTCGTTTTTTCAAGAGTTCCGTTAAGTCCTCCACGTTCCAAATCAGCTTCTTTTTTATCCAAAAGCCTTTTTATAGATTCAGATAACTTGATATGTTTTTTTTGAAGTTCCATTACATATACATAATTCCAATGATTTTTATAACAAATTTCTTTCAGGATCGGAACAAAAGTATTGTCTGTGTATATTTCGATTTTTTCGATCATATCTGTTATTTTATATTTTTCATCAGTCGGTCTTGCCACTTCCACCACCCCATAAAAAATTGTCCGATTTTCTTGTAATAATCATATCACAAAAAAAGCGAACAAAACGAACAAGTTTTAAAGCCTTATGCCATAAGGACAAAACGGACTTTTTAATGTTAATTGATGAAAAATGTTCGTTTTTCCGAACAAAACGAACAAAACGAACATTTCAGTATATTTAGCTTTTAATTTTCATTTAAAAATCTCTCGTGTGCTATTCGGACACTATCAGCTGTGTTATTTCCACCAATTTGTAAGGCAACCTTTACCCATGACAAACCATCTACATGGCGTAAAGTCATTATCTGACGGATCACACAGTCATCGATCGAATTAATATAATTTTTAAGACGCTCGTATTCAGTTTCTGCGTCTTCAACTTCGTTTTTTAACCGTTGAATTCTATTCTCTAATATAGGGATTTCAAACCTTTTATATGAAATTTCGCGGTTTAAATCACGCAATTGCTTTAACTCCTTATTCGTCACAGGTATGCCTCCTCAAATTTTCAATTAACTAAGTGTTAACATTTCTTATTCTGCCACGTTTGTCAGACTTGTTGTACAGGTACGCAACGCGCTTACGAATGGCGGCGATATCGTCGGGCGTGATTGTGTATTGCGGGTGCATATGCCGTACTTCCGGATGGTGCTTGTGCGGTGTAGCGTGGCGCATATTATTCAACCTCCCTCGCGACCCACAACGGACAATTGACACGCTGCCTATCAGCGGTGTTGATGTACCATTGACACTGCCTGCCATATTTACAATTTGAACAATGATTAGCCGATTTGTTACTTTCCCAATACTCCAGTAGTTGCCTTGTCCATTCTAACAATCCGGCGATTTCGTCAATTCCGAAATATAAATTACAATGCTTACAATCACTCGACGGCGTTGATATCGGACACATCTTACAAACGCCTATTCTTAACTCCAACGCTTCTAAATCTTCAAGTTTCACCGTTCTCACCACCCATCAACCTCTCATAACACGCCTTGATAACTTTCGCGTCATCGAGCGCATTATGCTTATAACCTTTCATACCAACAAATTCTTCACGGTTTACGTCCGGATCGATACCTTTCAGCTTGAAAACTGTGCAAATATCGTATGGAATATACCATACTTTTTCCGGGACATTAACAGCGCGTCCGAAAATATGATTAAATAATACCCAATCATACGCCAAACAGTCAGCCCACACTTCAACATGGTTAAACTGGTTCAGCCATTCACGCAATTCGTGTCTTATAGCTGATTTGTTACCGCGTAACTCTACGCTCCATTGTACAGTCAACGGGATGTTCGGAACATGCTTAGATTTTATATAATATTCCTGCTCTCCGGATTGTGGTTCCTTAAACCGCAAATTCGATATTACATGTTTAGCGATCCATTCATCAACCTGTTTTTTGTTATAGTCATTGAACTCGGCGTAGAACGTCCTGCCGTCCTCAGATACTATGCCTATGCTTATTAATGTTGTATATTTATGTAAGCCTGTAAATTCCGTGTCTAAAAATATTTTCATTCTGTTTTCTCCTTCTCATTCGATCCCATCCGCATTTATGCGGTTACACTCCTCCAATGCCGCTTCGGGCGTAGTGAAGAAAGTTTGGTCTACCGTTTCCTCGGACATCATTTTTATTGCCCAAGCATTATTTTCTTCGATTTTGTAATAACATTCGTAGTGACTATAATCAATTATCACTTGTACGCCTGTAATTATGTATGTGTGATAATATAGTACCCATTCTTTTGTTGACTGCACCTCTAATATGTTCCACAATTCCTGCCCGATGTCATACTTAGTCGTTATCGTCATACTCGCTCCTCCATCGCAACCCAAAACGGGCAGTTGATACGCTGTTCATCAGCGGTATTGACGTACAATTGGCACTGTCTGCCCGATTTACAATTTGAACAATGATTAGCAGATTTGCTCCAATTCAACGGCAACTCGTTGCCGATATATTCCAACAATTGCCTTGTCCACTCTAACAATCCTGCTATTTCGTCAATGCCAAAATATAAATTACAATCCTTACAATCCCTCGACGGCTTTGTAACAGGACACATCTTGCAAACTCCTATTCTTAACTCCAACGCTTCTAAATCTTCAAGTTTCACCGTTCTCACCCTCCCTTAACAGTTCCGGATTGTCGTGGATGTTGCCGATGATAAAACATTCTTCCGCATATTGATATAACCATTCGTTATCGAAATCGCTGTCCTTGATTATCAAAAACCATGCGGCGCCAATCCACTCAACAACATAATTGCATTCATAATCTTGTATTCGGCAAATATCGCCCTCAAAAATCAACTTTTTGTTACAGTCAGGTAACCCCGTGCATTGCCCGAGCGTGGCGGGGTCGATAACGTGCATTTCCTCGTATTCGTCCAGATTATTAATCACGTCAATGGTATGTCTGCCATCGCCGGAATAAGAATGGCAACCGTAAGCCCATTCGCCATTATCAACTCGCTTCCCGCGATATATATGTCTGTCATTCATTTTTATCACCGTCCTCATTTTTTATAGGGCAATATTTTTTAATCAATACTCCGCCTAACTATTCCCGATTTCATTTAAATTCATCCTTTCAAACTCAATCTTCCAAACCCAAGGATTATCCTCCCACATTTTTTCCGCCCATTCCTCGAATCCTAAATCCGCAATTACGCATACTATATCGTTGCATGACACTCTTCCCAATTTCGGAACGCTCATCATTTCCGCCATGCTTTTGAAATTCAATATGTCACCTACCGTTCGGACGCCCGCGCGGTACAGCCAATTGAACGAACGTGCCGATAGCGGTAGTTTCTCTATACGTAAATCTTTTTTGTCATTCATTTTATCGCTATTCATAACGTTTTATTCTCCTTTATTCAAAATATATTCATCACTACCTCAGCTCGCTGAGGATCGGCTCACCCACCAACTCTAACGCCTCCTCCACGCTCCGCGCCACTCCTGCGGCAAAGCCCAACGCCCTCATTCCCTCCAAAAACTGCTCCTGCTCAGGCGACGGCTTGTTTCCGCCGGACTTCACCTCGATGAAATACGCCTTGCCGTTCTTGAACGCCACCAAGTCCGACCACCCCTTAGGCAGTCCGGTATCGAACCACCGCCCGTCCGGCGTTTTCATCTTGCCAACGTTTCCGCGTGCCACGAAATACCCCTTCCACTCCAATGCGGAACGGATCGCGTTTTGCAGATCGTGTTCGGATATTGTGCTTTTATACGCCTTTTTTGGCGATATACTCCTTGATCCTGCGTTCATATTCCTTGTACCCCAATTTCAAAGTATTTAAGTACGTTTTATACTTCTCGTAATTCACCCAGACGTTCGATTTTATCGTCATACATGACATTTCCACTTATGAATCTCATCCTTTCGTATCTGTTCTTTCGTCCGACGATCGTATTTGACGTTCTTGATAAACTTATCACAGTACGCACACCGCATTTGTATTGACTTGTTCGACGGTACCCATATAAAATTAGGCGCGTCACACCCGCAGTCCGAACATTCAAAAACGTCCGGAACTTCTATTTCAATACCATTCACAATTTCAGTCATAAATCAAATCTCCTCTAAATTTTCGATCGGTTCCCAATGGTAACTCTGCCAGCCGTACACGACATTTTCAAAACGCTCGTTCAGGAAACGCTTGCTTTCCTTCTCAAAGTACAAGCCGATGAGTTCGTCCTGATAACCCAGATCACGGTTTTTCATGACTTCAATGCAATTCGAATATCCCTTATCAACGAAACTTTGAATTACGGGTTTACCATAAAACTCGCCTGCTCGCTTCTTGAAATCCTCGTTCACGCGATGGCACATAATCACGTTATCAACAGCATTCGTCAAATCTGCTGTACCGCTGATGTCGTCCTTGCGTATGAATCCGACAGCTTTACGCGGATGGCAAACGAAAACGATATGAATATCATGTTCTTTCGCTGTCCTAACGATGTCGAGAATAACGCCTGTCTGCCGTTCGTACTTGTCACCGATGACCGCCGACAGGTCGATCGACATGAGATTGTCGATGTACACGATGTCTGTTTTTTCGTTTTTTACCGTTTCTTCAACGGTTTTCAGAACGTCCGCAAACTTAACCCCGACGAGGTTATTGTGGATAAATAACTTGTCCTTCGCCCAAATATCAATCTGCTCGCTTATGTACTTCGGCGTAAAATAAACGTTCTCGCCGTATTGACTTTGTTTCGTGTGCTGCCGTCCGGCGGCTTGAAGATGAAGCCACGTCTTGATACGTTCTTTAGTCATTTCACCGCTGAACAGCGTGCATTTGAACCCTTTTTCGATGTTGTTCAGCATGAATTGCCCGATGATCGTAGACTTGCCTGAACCGTTGTTTCCTGAAATAACTGTGACTTCTTTCTTGTTGAAACCGATGATTTTACTGTCAAGCATACGGATCCCTGTCGGCATACTCACAATCTGACTGCGGTCAATATTGTTTATTTCGTGCAACTGATAATACTGCTTGATTTCTGTTTCAGGTTCTTCCGGCTCAACATTAAACGGCATGTATACCGCTGTTGTACGCGTGCTGTCATATTGACGTTTGGATTTAGGTTCAAACATCTCACGTACATCGCTCCACCTGCGGTCAGAGCATGAATTGTGAAAGCATTTGAATCCTATCGCGCCTGTGTTCATCACTGCTATCATGCTGTCCGGCGACTTATGATTCGGGTTGAACGGACACTCTTCAAGCAGGTATTTTGTGCTGTTTGAAGTTTCGACAACTCGCTCAACACGTAAATATTTAGCCATGAAGTTTTTAATATCAAAATCGCCATACATGGCGTTGTCGCCTATATTAGCGGCATACATACCGTTGGCATAGATCGGTTCGGGTTTCGGCAGCATATCCGCGACTTTCTTGATAAGCCGAACGTCTGTAATGTTTATCTCATTCGGAACTTTGATGATACGGCTAAGCCTGTGCGGACGTTCAGGTGTGTTAGCACCTTTGCGGGCGACGGTACCGTACAACTTCGTGATACGGCTCGCGTTGTATACGCTCGTGTCGATGCTCACTTTGTCGTCAGTGAATACCGCGTCAAGATATTTCAAGAAGTTTTTGATAAGTTCGGTTATTTCGTCCGCGTTTTTTAGGTTGACTTTGTACAGCAGATGATACCCGTTACCGCTGTCTGCGACTACAGGGTACGAAAAACCGACGTCGCGTAAGTGATTATAAATTCTGCATAACGTCAGACGTGAAAGTTCCTTTTCAGCGTCGGAACTGCTTGTACCGCTTGAACGGTTCGGATCGGCGTCTATCAGGATCCATGAACGGGGTTCAATGTCTTTGTCGCTTGTCGTGACTTTAACGCCTTTTATATACTTCTCGCGCTGTTCACGGCTGTAGCAATCATCTTTAACGTCGTTTAATGTGAAGTAGCAATTCTCGTAATACAAACCGTTTAACCCTTGCAGAAGATTCACATACGGCTCTTTGAAATATCCGCTTGTAACGATTTTTTTGTTGTCATACATACGGATCTCAACAAGCCCGGATTTCAATATCTCAAGCGTCCGCTGTACTTCGGATAGGTCGGTTTTTAGTTCTGCCATTGCGTATAATCCACCTCGCCATCGTCGTCAAGCTTTTTGTGTGTTTCCGGTTGTGCAGGATTATCTTTCTTGCACCAATTCAAAATCGTGACATAATGATTCTTGTAGTCACAATACTTTCTAATTCCTGATTCGATTTTGGAATCAAGGTAATCGATTTTGTCCGAAATTACCCATTCTTCGAAACGCCCAACAAGATTGTCATACTCTTCTTGGGTTAATTTTACGTTCCGAAATTCCCCGAAAGAGAGTGTGAGAGTGCGCGCCTCGCGCGCGTCTCTCTTCTCTTCTTTTCTCTTCTTATTCTCTTCTCTTATACTAAGCGAGAAGTTTTCAGAATCATTCTGGAATTGTTCTTGATTTTGTTCGGAATAATTCTGAACTTTTTCAAGAATCATTCTGGAATTTTCGTCGAATCGTTCTGTACTGTTTTCAGAATCATTCTGGAATGGATCGGGAATTTTACTCGACTGAGGTTTATCGACTTTCTGCCAACTTTCCCAGTTGTCTAATCTGTAATAATCGTTTCCGTCATGTGCGTAGAACGTCACGGACATATTAGAACCTATCTCCGATAGGGCTTTCTCTACGTCGATGATCCGCATTCCGTCATCATAAGGGAATATTACTGATTTTAAATAAACTGGTTTAGCTCGTCCTTTTCCATAATCGTCAGCCATTGAAAACATACCGATAAATAGTAATCTTGCAAATAATGATAATTTTGAAAAATCTTCGCTTTGCCATATTTCAGGATGTATCATCCTTCTTCGTGCCATCTATATCACCGCTCTCAGAACGGCAAATCTTCGCCTGTTATGTCTTCCATTTTCGGCTGCGGCGGTATTCCGTTATTTTCCGGTAACAGTTTCGGTTTCGGTACCTCAAACAAGTTCTTACGGATGTGATCCGTGCATCTTAAATACCGCGCCCGTGTGATGAACCGTAATTCGCCGTTCTGTGCTCTGTACTGTTCCTGCCCAAATATCGCGCCGATGTACTTGCCGACCAATTTCTTCTCATCAAAATCGAACTTGAATCCGGCATTGCTTTTTTCGATTTCCGAAATCACGCCTTTGAAATTCGGAAGCTGTTCGCCTTCCGTACCTTGACGGCAGATCGCGCCGTTGTGCCATTTCTTTGGGTCGTATGTACTGTTGTCATACTGTCTGCGGTAGAATCCGGTGTATTCGCCTTCCGCTATGTCGATGTATATTTCAAGCATATTCTTACCGTTCTTGCTTACAGTTTCGACCGCTTTAACTATCTTGCATATGTAACCGCCGTCCGGCAGACGTTCGTATTCACCCGGTATTGTGATCGCTGATTCGTTGTATCCTTGTGGCATTTTCATTTTTTTATTCTCCTTTAATAATTTTTAAGTTAGCGGCATTTATGCCGTAATATTCTCTTATTTTTGTATCAACAAATTTCAAATCATTGTCTATTTCGAATTTGTCGAACATTTCCATCGGTGATTTACAAGTTGTATATCCGTCAGAACGGGTTATAAATACGTGCTGTCCTTGATCGTTTATCTTTGCCATCAGCACGATTGAAAATAACCCTTCAAGCGTGAGTTGATTATCAAGCATTTTGCCGTTTGTTTTAGCTTTGATTTTGCCGAAATCATTCATTTCTGTGTGGTGCAGGAAGTATACGATCACATCATTCGGCAATTGCATGACGGCTTTGATGAGGTCATAAAACGATTTTGCCATTTCTGTGAACTTGCCGTAGCCTGTTTCGTAGACTTTGTCGAACATATGGAATGCTAATAGATACTGACTGTCGTCTATCACGTATGTTTTCAATGATGCTTTATTCAATCCGGCATGGATCGTTCCGTATGTGGAGTTATCTATTTTGTTGAGTTTCTTCCTGAACGGCAGCGGTTTGTTCGCTACATTGAATATTCCGACTTCGTTGAACTCGAAGTTACGCAATGACGCCGACTTGCCGCTTCCTGATTCGCCCATTATTAAGACTGGAATACCAATAAGTCATTCCTCCTCTCGTAATGTAATACTTCATCGGCTTATATTTATACCGTTTCATGTAATCATGCAAATTGTTTATTAATTTCTCATGTTGGCATTTGCTATGTACATATCCTTTGAAGATTCCCAAATATATGGTATCTTCATCATCATATATTGCTTGTCTGCATAAATCGCAGTCGCCGTAATTTGTATTCCCAAATTCGTAGTCGCTGTGCAACTCCAGCTCGCTGGAGATGTAATTTTCATCGGCATATATGCCGTTTATTATTTCTTGCATTAATTTTTTTACCTCCAAATTATTGATTTGTTCATAAATTTGTGGTATGATAAATATGTATTTATTTTTGTATCATACCCTTAGCGTGTACCAGATTGCAGTCTGTTACGCGCTTTTTTCACGCGCTTACGCCATTCACGGTGATGTTTTCTTCAACCAACTCCGCTTCCTCTTTCGTGAATACGATTCCGCCGAACGGCTTTCCTGCGTTGATCTGTATTAAAAGTTTCCGGTTAGCTTCATAATACTGGCGGTTCTCGTCGTATATTTTATTGAACATCCTCGTCAGTTCAACATAATCGTCACAGTTGTATTCGAAGTCGCCGATAAATTCATTGAGCGCGTCAAGCTCTTCTTTGTATATCGGCTTGCTTAGCATTTTTATGATCTTTTTAAGCCCGTGTGTTGTTTTTATGCTCGGTTCTCTCATTTCCTTCACCTCCTGTTAAAAAATCTGTGGATTGTATCGGCATTCATGCCGTTGGATTATGCTACAAATAAACTCTCGACGGATCCTCCCAGTTTGTACGCTATCGCTGTGAGCTCGTTAAGGGCAAACTCAGTCCTGCCGGACATTTTGTTACGCCATGAGCTTTCACATATGCCGACTATCGCCGCCAGCTCATACGGTTTGATACCCGCGATCGTGCAATATTTTTTAATGTTTCCGACAACGATGCTGCGGTTTTT